TAGGAGCCCCAGCGGGGGTGCCGGACCTCCCCGAAGCCCTGGCAGTGCTGGCAGGGGACGAACGCCATCACGCCACCTCCGCCAGCATCTCGGCGGTGAGCGCGAGCCAGGAGGCGGGCGGCCGGGGCACCCACTCGGGCAGCGGGTCGGGGTTCTCGTCGTGCGGGATCACGCTGCCGTCGTCGTAGTGGAGGCCGACGTACGGCGCGAAGTTGTCCACGTACGTACGGCGCGACCAGAGCGCGGTCCTGATCTCGCGGCCCTCGATCTCGTGGCCGGGCTCGACGCGCATGTGGATCGTGACACTCATGGCCTCGACGGCCGGGGGTTCGTGCTTGGTGAAGGCGGTGGCGCGGTACTCGGCGAGGCCCGCGGCGGTGGTGATGTCGGTCATGGCTATCCTTTTCGGTGTCTGGGGCGTCCCGTGCTTTGGTCGGCGGGGGGCGCCCTGGGGTGTGTTTCAGGCGGCGCGGTTTAGGCGTCGCGCTTGCGGTGGGCGGTTAGTCCTCCGGCTCGGCGGTGGTGAAGACGTCGTGGGCGATCGCGGCGGCGGCGACGACGGAGGCGACGAGGGCGACGAGCAGCAGGGGCCGCAGGAGCGCGTCGAGGAGGGCGAAGATCATGCTGCGGCCTTGGCTGCGTCGACGGCTGCCCGCGTGAAGAACATGACGCCGCGTAGCCCGGGGGCCTTGAGGGCAGGCGCGATCCGCCCGGAAGCTACCCAGCGGGAGAGGGTTGAGGGTGTGATGTTGAGTTCGGCGCACACCTCTGCCGAGGGGACGAGGTCCGCCGGCGTGAGCTGGGGGCGCGATTCGTTGTGCATGTAGTCATCGTGGCGCGCTGCACAACGAATGTCAAGAGGGCTCGGGCTCGACGTCGCCGCCCTTCGGGAGGAGTGGCCCCGGACATGCGAAAGCGCCCCCGCCCACCGCGCGAGGCGGCAGGCGGGGGCGTTCGTGGGTTGCGGTGTTCGGCCTACGGGCTCGTATGGCTACGACTCGTCGAGCAGTTGCACGACGAGCTTGCCGGTGCGCTTGTCGATCTGCGCGCCGTCGATCATGAGCGCGATCAGCCGTTGGATGATCGGCCCCGCGTTGGCTGCCGTGTCCGCGTTGCTGAGCTTGGAGAGGCTGCGGAGGCTGGCGGCCTTGATCGCCGCGTTGGTGAGCGCCACGTCGGCGGGGGTGCCGAGCGTGATGTCGAGTGTGCCGCCCTTGGCCACGGCATCGCGGACCCGCCGTTCGAGGCTGCGGCGCGTGACCGCTTCCGGTGGCCCCACAACGGTCACGTCGCCAGTGTCGGTGTCGCGGGCTAGCGTGAGGTCGGTGGCGTGCCAGATGATTTCCTGAGCCACGTTACGCCTCCATCACTGCGGCATTGCCGGTCACGGTCCAGATGTTGCCTTGCGGGTCGCGGTACTTGTTGAGGCTGCCGAGCGACTTCCACGACGCAACCACGGTGCCGCCGATGCCGCTGCGGACTTCGGCGGCGTAGAACTTGAACGTCGAGGCCGTCCCGATTGTCAGGGGGTCGGTCCCGGCGAAGATGGATGTGGTGCCCGCCGAGGTGCTTGTTGCGAGTGTCGTCCAAGTAGCGCCGTCCAGTGACGTGTAGAACGCTACCGTCCTACCTCCCGCGCCGTTGTCTACGTCCAGCGTGGCGCGCACCCAGTAGACCGTGCCCGCCGCCCATGGAACGACGGACGCTCCCGAGTTGGACGACGCCAGGCTCGTGCCGTCCGTCGACCATTTGAGGATCAACTGACCATCGTAGATTTCAAATAACCATGACCTCTGACCCGCAACCCAGCACTTGCTGACGAGGCCCCCCCTGACTAACGCTGGGGTCGAGAGCTTGACTCGGACGTCGATGTCTCCGGTGATGTCGAGAGCTGCCGTGTCGGGGCATGACACGTAGTCCGACCAGACACCCGCGAACCACACCGCCGTACCTCCCGAGGCAGCCGCGATGGTGATGGTGTCAGCCCCGTCGTTCGGGGTGATGGTGACGCCCGACCCGGCCACGAGCGCGGAGGCCATCGTGTCGCGGATCAGCTCGGGGGCGGCGGTCGTGGTGAGCAGGCCGGACAGGTCGGGCGAGTAGTCGCCCGGCTTGGCGTCCGTGGCGCCCGTGCCGATGACGAGGTTGGACGTGCCCGCGCCGATGGCCGCACGTGCGGCTGCAGCGTCCACGCCAGCCCCGATCACGGCGGGCTTGTCGGTGATCCCCGCCCAGGTGGTCGTGCCCGCCGGACCTGTCGCGCCAGTGTCGCCCTTGATGCCCTGCGGGCCCTGGATGCCCTGAGGTCCCGGTGCGCCGTCGGCGCCCTTGTCGCCCTGCGGGATGGTCAGGTCGAGGGCGTAGGCGTCGTCGCCGACCGGGGTCAGCGAGGCGGCGGCGGGCGTCCCAGGGGCGCCCGTGGCGACCGTGCCCACGGCGAGATCGGCGACCATCTCCACGACGGTCCCGCCGATGGTGATGCTCTGCGCGTAGGTGACCGTCGCCGGGGGCAGCGCGCCATCCTGGGGCAGCAGATCGAGGTCCACCGTCGTCCCGGGTGCCGGGGCGGCGAAGTGCCGGACGTGCCGGGTCGGTGCGCCCGTCGCCGACTGCTGCGTCGACCAGGTCGCGACCAGCGGCCACGAGCGGATCTCCACCATCCTGGCCGACCCGTCGACCGTCGACGACGTGAGCACGCCCGGCTGGTCGGCCAGCACCTCAAGCGACGCGGACGTGACCGGGGACTCGCCCGCGACCGGGGACGCCGACCACGGCTCGATCGGGGTCCCGTCCGCCGCCCACACGAGCCCGGCGGGCACGTCGGGGCGGACGTGCAGCGACACGAGGGTGCCCGCAGCGCCCGAGATGTCGATCGGGGCGCCGACCGTGACGGTGGCGGCTGCGGCGCCAGCGGGGAGTGTCATGGGTGGGCCTTTCAGTTCTTAGGGTTGACAACTAGGCTTCTGGGGGTGGATACTTGAGTCATCGAGGGGGACGGACCCCCGAGGGAGAGGCAGAAATGCAGCAGTCACTCAGCTACCTGACCAGGGAATACGCCATCACGACCGACGAGATCGTCGCAGTCGCCGACGCCCTGGTCGCCTTCGTCGAGCAGGGCGTCGCCTACGCCTTCTCCCGCAAGGACTCCGACCGGATCGACGCCCTCGTCGCGCAGTACGTCGCCGACCGCGACGCCAAGGCGGCGGCGGAGGCCGCCCCTGAGACTGTCGCCACCGAGGCCCCCGAGGCCACCGCCACCGCCAGCCAGGTCGACTACATCATGACGCTGCTCGACCGCCGCCAGCGCGATGGCCTCGCCGATGTCGTCGGCTTCACCACCGGCCCCGCCACCCGGCAGGGCGTCGCCCGCATGACCCGCCGCGCGGCGTCGGCGTACATCGACAGCCTGAAGGGCGAGTACTGATGGCCACCGCCGAGACGGCCCGCCGGAATCCCGGCGGGCGCCCGGCCATCGGGCCCCAGATCGCCATCGCCTTCCCGCCCGACATGCTCGCCCGGGTGGACGCCGCCGCCAAGGAGGCGGGCACCTCCCGAGCCGAGTGGATTCGGCGCGCTGTGGTCGCTGCGCTCCCGGGCGCCCCAATGCTGCGGCTGACGGACACGACGACCGGCGAGACCGCGACCGCGATGCACGACCGCGCCGCCATCGCCGCGCTCCTGCGCTCGTGGCTCCCCGACGACGACTACGCCGACCAGATCGACGCCTTCGCGGCCGAGATGCTCCGCTACCGGCCCGCCCACAATCGGCCCGGACAGGTGTCCACCCCGGTCGCCGCCGCGGACGCCGGGGTCGCCCTTGGCATCCGCTGGGAGTGGGTCTAGGCTGCCAGCCATTCCCCGCGGTGCGGGGGTGGTCCGTTTGTGGAGATCGTGCGCTGAACCTTCCCCGCTCTCGCGGGGGTGCCTACTCGCCGGCCGTGCGGGTCGGCTTGTAGGCCCGGTTCGGCACCGCGTAGACCGCGAGCGCCGTCGACAGGGCGATCCCCAGCGCCATCAGCCACTCGCCCGCGGTGGGGACGCGGCCGGCAGCGAGCGGGTCAGCGGCGATCAGCAGCACGCCCGGCGCGAAGAATGCGACGACGGTCTTGGTGTAGGGGGCGAGGGGGCCGAGCAGCGCCCGGCCCCCGGAGTGGCTGTAGTCGGGCTTGCCGTCGCCGTTGGCGTCGAGGGTGTGGTCGGGGGCGGGGTCGGTCATGGCGTTCTCCTCGGGTCGGTAGCGGGTGGCGCCTTCGGTGGCGCCGACATAGACGCCCTCGGGGCGGATGAGCGGGTCGGTGGTCACGGGCTGCACCGCGGGCAGCGCCAGCCGGTGAGGGTGGCGCGCATGAGACAGCCGCACAGGTACGGCGAGCCGGACACCGGACGCCGGCACCACCACGGGGCGGTCACGGTATCCATCCATGATCGGCGGGCGCCCAGACCCGCATCGGCGCGGCGGCGTCATTGCTGGGAGTGCCGCGGATGCCGGAGCGCGGGCCAATCCATCCGGCGGACTCTCGCCGGGCAGCGTCGGCGGCTTCGGCGATTGAGTCGTGGAGGTGCAGCCAATCCGAGCCGTAGTACGTGCGGCCATTGGACCGGATGACACGCACCTTGGGTCGCGTCACGGCTACCCCTTGAAGCCCTCGACCTTGGCAGCCGCCCAGCATCGCGGCCCCCACGCGTCGAGGGTCTGAGTGGCGCCGAGCAGCCCGACACGACGCGCGAACTCCTGCATCGCCCCCCACGCGTCGTCGCCGATCCATCCGTTCGAGCCGTTGGTGCGCGCGGCGTAGCTGTACATCGCGTGCATCCAGCCCTTGAGCCGGGCCGCGGCCGCGCCGCCGTCGGTGCCCTTGCGGAGCAGCGGCAGTGCGGTGGTGATGGATGACAGCGGGGACGCCGCCACGACACCGGTCAGAAGCTCGTGCATCTTGGCGTACGGGAAGTTCGGGCCGGGGTCGGTGTGCGAGGTGCCACCGAGGCTGGCGGTGACGTCACGGTGGTACGTGTAGCCGTCTCGCTTGCCGGCGGCCAGATCGGCGGCAGTGAGGCGCACCGGCGGCACACCCCAGCGCCCGGCCACCTCACGGGCCAGATCGGCGGCGCGGCGCATGGTGGCCTGATGGGCGGCGTCCGTCCACTGATCGGCGGCGTACCCGCACATCTCGATCCCGACCGATCCGAGCCGGGACGCCGCACCGGCATGGGCGCAGGCGGTCGCCTCGGGCACCGAGTGCGTGGTCGTCTCGGGGTCGACCGTGTAGTGGGCGACACCGCCAGGCTGCTCGGACGACTGCCCGGCGAAGTATCTGGCGACGGCGAGGGCCTTGCCGGGGGCGCACGGGCACTCCGCCGTGTGCAGGACAATCATCCGCACCCGCTGCGGCCCGATCACCTTGGCGGCGACGGCAGGGATCGTGATGGGCATCTCGGGCACGACGGGGACCTCCTGGAGGAGCGGATCGACTAGAGCGGTGACGCCCCACCGGACGTCGAGGCCGCGCAGCGACGCGGCATAGGAGGGATCGGTGGCGTAGGCACGCGGCGGCGTGACCAGCCAGGCGGCCAGGGCGTCGGCGTCCGCCGGCGGATCGAGGTAGCGGGTCATTCCGCTCCGCCCGGTGATGTAGTCGAGGTGGGCGCGGGTGGAATCCTCCAGCGAGCGGTAGACGTTGAAGTCGGTCGTCGAGTCGTAGACGATCTTGCCGTTGACCCACTCGGGGTTCGCCGACAGGCGGCGGGTGCCGGTCATCCAGACGTCGCGGTTGATCTCGGCACCGGAACGGATGCCAGCCTTCTGGCCGAAGTAGCTCTGCGCCTGGACGGCGTTCTCGGAGGTGCCGGCGCCGGACTCCTGGATCACCTGCCGGACCGTGGTCAGCGTCAGGGCGCGGACCAGGTCGGGAGCGAAGTGGAGGCTGCGGCAGTAGTCGCGGGCCGCGATCGCGGTCCTGCGCATCACATCGAGCTGGGCGGCGGTGGGTGGCATGGGGTTCTCCCCTCGGGGGCTCAGTGGTGGGGTCCCCCGGGGGTGGCGCCTCCGGGGGTGGGGTCGTCTGACGGGACGCCAGCGGGGCGCCGTAGGGTGCCACGTCAGGACCGGGACGACTAGGACTCGCCCCGGTCCCCCTCGTCGGTGGCGTCTTGGCGTAGGTGCTCACCGAAAGCGGCGGCTAGATCGGCGATGACAAGCTGACGCAGGTCGTCCACCTTGCGGGAAAGCGCGTCATGCGCCGATCCCCCGTGATTGGGCTGGACGTGGTAGCGGATCTCCTCGATGGCCTGCGCGTGCTCCGCGAGCTGCTCCATGACGCCCGGGACCGCCGGGCGTCCGGGACGCGCCGGGGTGCCCTTCCAGTCCTCGGCGACGGCCCGCAGGCCCTCAGCGATCGGCCTGAGCCACCGGAGTCCAGCCACAAGCACCCCCAGCGCGATGAGTCCGCCGATCACGTCGGCGATCGAGACTGCCTCGAGCCACTCCTGCATCGCGCCGGGCATCAGAGATCCTTCACGAAGCGAGCCAGGTCGATCACGGCGTCCGCGATCCGGCGCGCGGCCCGGGCGGACTTGCGATCCTCGGCGGTGGCGGTCGTGGAGTCGATGACCTCCTGCGCGCGAGCCTTCTCGGCTTGCAGGTCGTGGATGATGGCCCGCACCGTCAGTCGGGCTGTCTCCCGTGCGTGGCGGGCCGACTCCCCGGCGGCCAGGGCGTCCGCGGCCGCGTCCTCCTCGGCCGTGTACGGGCGGGGGATGCTGTCCCCGCCGCCTAGCGGCGTGACGGTGGCGATTCGGGCGGCATCGTCACCCTCGACCATCTCGGTGTCGGACCAGCGCACCCAGCCCATCAGTCGGCCACCCTCAGCAAATGCAGCGACTGGCCGCTGGCCGCGGACCCGTAGTAGTGGGTGGCGAACGTGGCGCCCTCCGAGTAGAGGAACAGCCTCACGTCGTCGCCGGCCGCAAGCCGCATCAGGCGGACGATCTGCATCGAGTCCCGGGCGGCCCCGCCCAGTTGCTGCCACGCCACGTCGGGGCCGTCGGCGCTCGTGACGCCGATGCCGAGCCCGACGGAGCGCGCCGCCGCGTTGTCTGCGATACGGACCCGGCCCAAGGCGAAGTAGAGGCCAGCGGACGGCACGTAGTACTTGAACGTCGAGGTGTTGTAGGTGCCGCCACCGGTGTTCGTCACCAGCGACTCCAGCGGGTACGTCGTCCACGAACTCGCCGCCAGCGTTGTCGACGTGGTGGCGCGGACCGCCCGGAACTCGACCCGCCCGCAGGCGGGCCGCGGGGCACTCAGCGACGAGACCACCACGAGCTGCGTGCCGATGGTCTCGGCCAGCACCACATCGCCGGCCACCAGCGGGACAGCTGACCGCCAGACCGTCGAATCGGTGGTGGCGCCCTCCAGTCGCACGGTGGTCGCACTCTGTACTGTCGCCAGCCTCATTCGGGCACCTCCTCCAGTGTCACCTTCATGTCGGCGGACACATCCACCATGTCCTCAGTCCACGACCGGACAGCGGTCAGCGCGGACACCCCCTCGATGTCGATACGCCCCACCTCTCCGCCCTCCCAGGGCAGCGGGGACACCTCCACGTCCCAGGTCCGCCGGGCCCCGGCGGACGCCAGCCGCAGCCGCTCCGTGGTCGCCGCGGCTAGGGTGGCGGCGTCCGGACAGTCGAGTTGGACGGGGCCGCCGTCGTCGCCCACCCAGTAGCCGCGGGCGGCGTAGGAGTAGGGGCCGTCGTCGAGGTTCTGCGCCGTGTAGGAGATGGTCGAGCCGTCCTCGAGCCGGGACGTGCCAATCAGGACGTTCGGCACCTTCCAGTCGTCGGAGGCTTCCCGGACGCCCGGCCGGATCTTGTCGGCAGCCGGCGCGAACCGGTACGCCTCTGGCCGCGAGCCGGGCGGAACGTAGGGTCGGACCATCGCCTGCCCGGCGTTGGAGAACGACAGCCCCCAGTAGCCGAGGGACTCGGCCAGGTGGTTCCACACCGCGAGCTCGGAGACCCCCGCATCGAAGTGGACCGCGGCGGGGGTGACCTTCGCGGACGCCGTGGCAGCCACCCGGTCGCCCGAGATGCCCAGCGCCGCCAGGCGGGCCAGCATGACCGTCGTGAACGCCTGCCCGGCGGCGATGTCGAGGGGGCCGAAGATCGGCACCCGGGACAGCCACGATTCCAGCCCGTACAGGGTGACGTCGTGCCGCTGCCGGCCATCGAGGAGTTCCCGGCCCGGTGAGGTCATCACGTAGACGCCCCGCGGCTGGGCCGCGGTGACCCCGTGCGCGCGTTCGTACCGCCAGGGGCGCAGCAGGCACCGCCCCCACTCGACGCCCGCCCCGGACGCCGTCAGGGTGCCGGTGCGGTGCGTGGACGAGTACAGCGACCACGACAGCGAGCAGGCGTCCACCCCGTCGAGCCAGCCGGCCGGGACGCCGGCGAGCGTCAGCAGCTCGAACCGCGACCAGCGCTGCGCCACGGGGACCTCCTTAGGCTGAGACCGGCGCGATGCCGGACTCCTGCGGGTCGGACAGCAGCGGCCCGGAGCCGATGCGGGTCACAGTGAACGACGCTTGCCGGGGCCACAGATGATCCGAGAGCGACAGCCGCGGCCACTGCACCGAGCACGGCCAGGACGCGCCCAGCGGGTCGCGGTACCACAGCGGATCCGGGGCCGTCTGCACGGCGTCGAAGTCGGCGGCGTCCTCGGCGAAGATCGTCCCGGACACGGTGCGGGAGTCCGTCAGCGACTCGGTGACCACCTCGTCTGGGTAGGCGTAGCCCACGTAGGGGCCGACCAGCACCCGGGAGCGTCCCGCCGCCCGGTCGATGTCGACGTTGTAGGCCACCGAGGCGTGCAGCGAGTAGCCCGGACCACCCGACACGACGACCCGGCAGCCCCACTCGGGGTCGGCCGGCACCGTCACCGACGCGACCGTCGCAGACGGCAGCGCCGAGTAGGTGGTGACCTCATAGACGGTGTCGCCCAGGGGTGCCCGCCGGTAGGCGATCGTTTCGAACGGCGCCAGCCCGGCCGCGACCAGGGTGCGGCTGCCGTCCGGCTCGACCAGGTGGACATCCTGCGACACGACCGCCGGCAGGCCAGCTTCGGGGGTGTTGTCGATGGACAGGATCAGCGCCGGCTCGGAGGCCGCCCAGGTCGCCGTGACAGTGGCCGCGGTGGGGCCTACGTAGGCGACCGTGTACGTCTCGGTGTCCCGGGTCGACCACACCCCGTCGGCGTCCTGATGCTGCACCCAGGCGACCACGGTCTGACCGTCGGCCAGCGCCACCGGGTAGGTGTAGCTGGTCGGCAGGGTGCCGCCCGCCGTCTCGTAGGTGGCGACCAGGGCGGCCCCGGCGGCGTCCTCGAGCCCGACCCGGACCGCGGCGAGCGGCTGCCCCTCGGGGTCGGTGCCGCCGAACTCGAGGGTGAGGGTGGAGCCGGTGACGGACTCCGGGCCGGTGATCGTCGACACGGGGGTACCCGAGGTTTTGAATGAGGCGACCGCCGACCAGTCGGAGTAGTCGGCGTGGGCGCCCTTGACCTGCCATTGGTGCTCGACCGTGTGCCCGTTGCCGGGGGTGATCGTCAGCGACAGGCTGGACGCCGCACCCTGCCCGGAGTCAACCCAGGATCCGCCGTCGATGCGGTACCTGACCGCCCGGCCGGTGACGTCCGACCCGTCCGGCAGCACGGTCGCCGACGGGGTGGCCGTCAGCGTCACCCCAGACGCCGCATCCACCGCGCCACCACTGGGCGACGGGGTGGGCGGGGTCGGCTTGGTGATGATGACGACCGCGGCCGGGATGGTCGCCCACCCGGACGACTGCCCGCCCATGACGGCCTTGACGCGCAGCAGATGCGGGAGGGCCTGATTGACCGACGACAGGGTGTAGGTGACCGTGGCGCCCACGGCACGGGTGGCCGCGGCGATGTCGAGGACCTTGGTCCAGTTCGTGCCGCCATCGGTGGAGTCCCACACCTCGAAGGCGGGGGAGACGCTCGACTGATTGACGAACGAGCCGGCGATGCCCGAGCCGGAGCGTGTGGCCGTGTGGCTGCTCGGCGTCGCGGGGGCGGTGTACCGGTCGCCGAAGGTGTGGAACGCCGAGGCGCCGCCGGAGTTGGCGGCGCGCACCCGCCACTCGTAGCGGCGATCGGCGGCCAGGCCGGTGTCCAGGTAGGACGTGACCGCGCCGAGGGTGGCGATCTTCAGCCACGACCCGCCGCCGGAGACGTCGCGGCGCCACACTTCAATGTTGGTGACCGGCGCCGGGGAGGTCGACGTGATCGTCCACGACAGCGACGACGACCAGGTAGGCCCCGACAGGGTGGGCAGCCCGGCAGCACCCGACGACGGGGCAGCCGGGGCCAGGTACGGCAGGACGACAGCCAGCGACACCGTGAGGGGCTGGTCGCCGGCCACGCTGATGTTCGACAGGGTGAGCGTCGCCGTCTTGGTGGTGCCGCCCTGCGTGGTCAGGTCGTAGGCGACCGACTTGGAGGTCCAGTTGAGGCGTTGGTTCGCTACCGCCCACGACGAATCGACGTCCGTGGACGACGTGAAGTCGTGGTTCGATCCGGTGCCTGACGTGGCGCCCGACCACGCCCACGAGTTGGCGGAGTCGTCGCACGTCCACCGGGTCCACATGCCCGCCCGCCACGTCACCGTGGCCGTCGTGCCCACCACGGAGACGGACGCCTCCAGGCCCACCTTCGCCGCGTTGCCCGACTCGGACGACTTGGCGACACCCCAGGTGTACGTCATGGACTCCCCCTATCGGGCTCGTGCAGCGATGAGGTCAGCGCCCCGCTGGGCGGCCATCTCGGCTTGGAACCACAAGCGCCCGTTGCGCAGCTCGACCGATGCGCCGTCCAAGGCCGACCGGAACGCGCCGGCCAAGGCGTCGGGGGAGGCGGCGCCGGACGACTGGGCTGTGCGGCCCTGGAAGGTGCCGCCGGAGGCGAGGCCGTGCAGGTAGCGCTGGACGCCGGCGGTGCCGCCGAACTTGGCGGCACGGTTGGCGCCGTCGATCCAGCTACCACCGACGGCCCGGGTGAACTCGGGCCGCATGATCGACTCGCCGCCCGACAGGCCCAGATAGCCGTAGTCGGGGGACCAGAACAGGTAGTCGTCGACTCCGGGGGAGTAGCCGGGCAGGGTGCCGCCGCCGTCGAGGTGCAGGATGCCGCCGTCTGCGTTGTAGCTCGCCGAGTAGGAGCCCGGCGACACGTAAGCCGACGACCCCGAAGATGACACCTTGACGCGGATATTGACCGTCTTGTCGGGAATGTCACGGATCGACGACTCCAGTCCGCGAGCCTCAGCCGCTGCGCCCTTCATGGCGCGCCCGGCGTCCGCAGCCCACCCGAACCCGGGGATTTTGCCGAGCTCCACCAGGAAGTCCCCGATGCCGTCCACGATCGTCGCAAAGCCATTGACGATGAACCGGACGACCGGCGCGAGTGCGTTGTTCCACAGCCAGCGGCCCACTTCGGCGATGGCGTGGAAAGCGCCGTCGACGGTGTTGCGGAACGTCTCGGACGTGTTGTACGCGACGACCAGCCCGGCGACCAGGGCGGCGATCGCCAGGATGACAATGCCGATCGGGTTGGCGGCCAGGACGATGTTGAGGATGCCCTGCACGACCGCCCACGTCTTGGTGACCGCGGACACGAGGGCGATCGCTGCCGCGACCGTGCCGAGGGCGGCACCGAGCGGGATCAGCCACTCGGAGTTCTTCTGCACCCACTCGCCGAACCCCTGCAGGGAGGGGACGAGGTTCTCGGCCAGCCAGGCGGTGAGCTCGTCGACCTTGGGGATGACCTGCCCGCCGATGACGTCGATGGCGAACATTTCCAGCTTCCGCTTCGCCGTCTCGATGTTGGCGCCGGCGTTGTCGCCGAGTGCCTGGCCCATCTTGTAGGCGGCGTCCTGCGTGTCACCCAGGCCGCCCTTGACGCCCTTGAGCGACTGCAGGAACTTCGGGATCTCGGAGGTTCCGAGGTCCTCCAGCGGGGTGCCGAACAAGGCCAGGGCGACCTGCGACTGGGCGGCCGGATCCTTGATCTTCAGGATGCCGTCGACGATCTTGTCGAACGCCTTTCCGCCCTCGTCGCCGCCCTTGAGCAGCGACCGCGTCATGGCCTCCTGGTCGAGGCCCAACGCCTTGTAGGCGGCGCCGGACATCTTGGACATGTCGGTGGCGCGGATCGTGAACTCCTTGACCGCGTCGCCGGTCTTGTCGATGCCGTACATGCCCTTCTCGGACGCGGCGACCAGCATCGACATGGCTTCGTCGCCCTTGATGCCCATCTGGGCGAAGAACGGGCCGTACTCGTCAGCGGCGTCCAGGACGTCCTCGCGGACCGCGGCCGGCACCTTCTGCAGGGCGGCCGTCAGCAGGTCGAGGCCCTCCTGGGCGGAGCCGACCAAGCCCGTCTTCATCATCTGCCCGGCCACCTGGGCGGCGCGGGTGACGTCGATCTCGAAGGCCTCGGAGAAGGCCAACACGTTTTCCGTCATGCCCGCGATCTCGCCCTCGCTGGCGTCGCGGAGGCCCTCGATCGAGGACAGGACCGCCCCGGTCGCGGCGGCTGCATCGTCCATGCTGGCGCCCCAGCCGTTGGCGTACGCGGCCCCTGCGGCCTGCGCGGCCTTCTCGGCCTGCTCCACGGTGAGACCCAGGGAGGCGGACATCTTGTCGGTGGCTGCCTCCATGTTCATGCCCGCGGCGATGCTCGCCCCGAGGGCGGCACCGGTGGCGAGGCCTACCCCGACCCCGAGCTTGGCCAGCATCCCGCCCAGCTTCGCCAGCCCACCCTCAGCGCCGGAGGCGTAGCCGTCGCCGAGCCGCTTGCCCGCGTCCTTGCCGTCCTTGTCCGCCTTCTGCAGCCCGGCGCGCAGTTCGGTGTCGTCGAGCTTGAACTTGGCGACGAGGGTGCCGAGGTCGAGGGACATCGCAACTCACTCCCCTTCCGGGATGTAGGGGGGCTTCATGGCGTTGGCGATGCGGGTGCGCTGCACCACCAGCAGGTGCCCGTCAGGCAGCGGCACATACTCGGGCGGCAGCCGGAACAGGCCCTCCAGCCGGGCCCGGAACCATGCCCACGTGCGGGCCGGCAGCGTCTCGTCCAGGTGCAGGCCGAACGTCTGCAGGAAGTCGTCCTCGATCAGATGCCAGGAGGCCAGCAGGTCGGCGAACGTCGGCCCGGACGGCTCGGCCTCGGGCTGGTCCTCGAAGCGGCGCAGCCCGGTCGGCCCTACCGGGTTCGCTTCTTCGTCGGGGGCCGCTTCGGCTTCACCGCTTTTGGGGCCTCCATCACCCAGAACCTCCGGGCCGTGTCGACGTCGATCGACACCCAGGCGAGCACCGTTTGCGCGGCGTGCTGGACGACCGACCACGGGACGCCGTCGGTGAGCATCGCGGGCAGGGTGTCGCCGAGGAGTTCCTCGACCATCTCCCGCTCGCTGGCGTCGTCGAGCAGCAGCTGCACGCGCCGGTCGTCCTTGGAGACGGCACGGCCCCCGGCCAGATCTGCGGCCAGGTGAACCGACCGGGCCCACTTCAGCCCGATGTCGCCGGGCGGGGACTGGATCTCGTAGTTGGTGCCCTTGATGAGCAGGGTGATCGACTGGGGATGGCTGGGGGCTTCCCCGAAGATGACGGACATGGACGCTCCTGGCAGAGGTGGTGGTGTCCTGGCACGGGGTGGGCCGCGGGGCGCCGGCCAGGTTCGACGCCCCGCGGGGTTTCGGGGATCAGGCGGTCGTGTAGGAGACGGGCGTCGACGTGCCCGCCGGGCTGGTGACGGTGACGTCGCCGACACCGGCCGCGCCGGCCGGGATCTGGACGACGATGTGCTGGCCGTCGACGATCGTGAAGTTGACCACGGCGGTGCTGTCGAAGCTGACCGCGGTGACGGCCTGCAGGTTGTAGCCGGACAGCATGACCTGCTTGCCGACGCTCTGCCCGGCGGGGGTGATCGTCGCCACGATGGGCAGCAGGGCGGTGCCGGTCTGCGGGTGGGTGATCGGGGTGCGGGCCCCGTCGCCGTTGATTTTGAACGTGACCGTGGAGTTGGCGTCCATGCCGCCACCGTCTTCGGACCACTCGACGGTGCCCCAGCCTTCGTAGGCCTCGACCCGGGGGCCGGAGGGCTCCATCTCGTACCAGCGCACATGCACCCGCGCCGCCACGCCGACGCTGTCGGACTTGCCGCGCAGGAACTCCTGCCCGGGGTCGTAGGCGACCGCGCTGTTGGCGATGGTGGCCCGCTTGAACTTGCCTTCCAGCGACCACTCGAGCGCGTTGACCTGGCCGCCCTTCCAGTGGCTGGCGAAGTCGGAGGTTTCCTGCCGGGTGGAGACCTTGGCCGACTTGAACTCGGTGACGCCGAAGACGCCCACCCAGGTGGGGGAGGCCTGCGAGCCGGCGGAGTCAACGTCCAGGTACCACTTGCGGTTGAGGGTGGTGGCGCCCAGGCCGGCCCGGGCGATCGAGGTGTCGGCCATGAGATGGCTCCTTCTTGGAGAGGGGTAGAGCGGTTAGAAGCGGTGGATGGTCGGGTGGTGCACGTCGGCGTAGTAGTTGTCGGTCCGTTCCGTCAGTCCCTCGCCGTTGGGGCCGAGTGCCGCACTGGACCGGCGGAACAGCTGGGCGACGTAGACGCCGCCGACCGTGAGCCCCCACCGGGAGTGCAGGACGGCGAACGCTGCGTCGGCCAGGTCGTTGCAGCCGGCCTGGGTGGTCGACCGGAACCGCAGCTGGATGCCGACGGTCGAGTCGGGGTCGACGCTGTCGGCGACCGGGTAGGAGGTGAGGGTGATCGCCTGCGGATGGCTGGCAGGCGCCGGGGCGGTGAAGATGCCGACGACCCCGGACGGGTAGGTGTTGATGGGGTGGTAGTGGCCGACGCCGGCGGTGGCGAGCAGGGAGGCCAGCCCACCCAGCAGGGCGTTCTCCACGTCAGCCTCCGATCTTGCGGCGGGCCGCCCCGGCGATCAGTTCGGCCACAGTGTCGCGTTCGCTGTTGACGGCGTTCTCCAGGTACTTGGCGGTGCGTCCGGCGTTGTGCCGCCAGGTGAGTTCTTCGTGCTGGCGGACGGCGTAGGGGGTGTCGAAGGACACGGCACCCATCCGGGACGACTCGTCGACCGTCGCCTTGCCCGAGTTCTGCAGGTCGCCGTACTCGTGGGGTACGTGGTCGGTGGCGACACCGAGGACGTGCTCCATGGCGTCGGCCATGCCGTCCATGGAGGCGCCGATGATGGCGGCCATGGCCCGTTCGATGTCGAGGCTCACAGCGACACCTCGGTGTGCTGCCAGGCG